ATCGGCAGAGAAAGACCATCCTGCGATGTCTTGTGCAAAATCATATAATAGTGTTTTTTGATTAGATGGAAAGATCTGTTCTATTTTGATTTGATCTGGGCCACCAATATATTGGTTGAAGTCTAGAACTCCTGACATAATGTGTGCTCTCCTAAAGGTGATAACAACTAGACTGAGGCCTTGTTGCTAGTTGTATTTATGTTGTTAGCTTTATGGTATAAGTGTGTTGTTTAGTCTTTGAGTTCTAGTTGTGTTGTTTCTAAATTAACATGCCACAAGTCTGCCTCAAACTCATTTATATTTTGTTCTGTATCAATGTACGGTCCTTTCCTCATTGAGATTCCATTAGTAGGCATTTTAACTGTTAGTTGACCTGTTGTGTTGTTATAGTAATATCTCATATCTTTTCCCTTTTAGTCATCTGCTATTGTTATGCCACTATACAATGAATAATCAAATAATGATATTTCGCATTGTACGCCTAACCCTGTATCATAGGTCCCAGTGGGATAGTTGTGTTCAACTTCTATTCCAACAGTAACCGTGTCTCCCACTGTGGCGCTTACTATGCCTTCAACCATATGATCTTCAAATTTTGAACTATAACCGCCTGTCACACTTATATCAATTCCTTGATTAACTAAAAGTTTATTAGATGTAATTCCAGTATTTTTACTGCCCATTTCACCAGTGGCTGGGGAACCACTACCACTACCTCCACCCCAATTTGCGTTATATTTAATTTTATAATGTCCGGTGTAAGGTGCTGTAAATGAGGACAAAGAGTAAGTTGTAGAATTCAGATAAGCATTGTTAACAGTCCAGAATCCAGTCTGAAACGCATGGACTATAGGACTACCACCTGCTTCTGACATATAAGTTTGTGGGAATCTGGGATCACTTCCAACATCAGTATTAAATACATCAAATATTTTATCGTATACACTACCACTGGAGTCATCACTATCTGTCATTAGGCCATCTAGTAATACTAACAGCGTGCTTAACCCTGCACCTGTTAATAAACCAGCTGTACTACTATCCTGAAGTTCAGTAAGTTCTGTTACAGCGTCTGGAATCTGAATTGGTGCGTAGGTTGCATTAGCTATTGAGCTAAACTCACCAGTTGCTTCATCGTTAATTGCTCTAACCTTAACATAGATGCTACCAGCACTTATATTGTCCAATTCTAAACTTACCGCAGTTGTTGCGTTATACAAACCTTGATCAAATGGTCTAGTTGTTCCGGCTATGTTGTAATTCGTCCCGTCTGATGAAGTCCAAAATTCTATTGCTTCAACAATTCCTATAGGCGTAGTAGTTTCAAATAACACATGAGGCCTTGCGTCTCGTTCAAACAATGTAATTGTAGGAGTTGCCGGAGTGCCTACATATCCTTTAGTTACAATCCCATTAGCTGTTGAAATACTAACTCTTGACAAATCATTATCATATACTCCACTATCATATTCTAATGCTGTAACATCAATCCCAATGCCACCATCACCGCTATCAATTTCTGTTAAAGTCATAACTCTAAACAGTTTGTTAGTCCAACCTAAATGACTGTTGGTGATATCAATAACATCACCTGCGTTTATATTAATAGCAGTATAATCAGTGCTAAAATTAATAACTAGATCAACTCTTGACTGTTTAAGTTCTCTAATACCTATATGCTGTGCTTGCACAGGGTCGCTACACAAATCTAAGGTCATTTCTAGTGTGTTGTCTTGTTCGTTTTCTTTTCTGTCAGCAGAGTCAATTTCAATTTTAACAAAATCAATTTGGTCGTTGATGTCACTTCTTGGATAGCTAACCTTTACTGAATTATACATGTCAGTAATGCCAGTACCATTAATTGAAATAGTGCCAATAATGTTGCTGTCTGTAAATGAATGCGTGCTACTACCCGCCTGGTTAATAACTACACTCCAGGCCCCATTATGTACATCATAAGTTATCCAGGCACCTGAATTATTTGCGATGCGTTCCATGTTCTGAAACACTGGTGATGTCGTATCAATGACTCCATTGATATTAAACTGTGCTGGTATCTGACTTATGCTCATCTATTAGGCTCCTGCATATGTAAGTATTCTTCTGAATGCTACTGCTCTGTTGCCGAAGCTCTTTGTAGTTGAAAGTTGATCTTCCCAGGGGAATGGTGATGTAATACTACTATCCATCATCCATTGTTGAATACTAGCAAAACTTTCAGGACTACTTGACCAATATTCTTCTGTTTTAGCTGATGCTAAGTCGGTATATGCTGACGCCAATAACAATTCTTCTATTGCAGGTAGGTAGTAATCTGAATAACCATATGCTGTAAGGTTTTTGCACATTTTAAATGCTGAATATCTATAATATGTAACTCCACCACTTACACCCCATTCGGTATCCACTACACCGTCAGCATCAGCAAGTGCTTGTAATTCTTTTCCATTATGTAGACTGTAGTAATCATCATCTAAATCACTACTACTAGATTCGCCAAGACTAGACATATATCTCCTGAAGACTCCAGTTTTGCCACCGTCTTCAAATGTTAGATCAGTTGGGTGCATAAACAATTCCCAGGTTCCTACTTCCTGATAAGATCCTGAATTATATATTTTCTGTCCAACATATATTCCGCCAAACTCTGGATACAATGTTCCTAATACTAATACAGGAGGCATGTTTAATGTTATGTTAGCCACAACCTGATCTGCCTGGACAATGTCGTCTTCTGTTTGTGTCTGAGTATATTCTAACGCAAATCCTGTTACAGGTGAATTCGAACTTAACGCAACTGTTGGAACAAATTTTAATGCTTCTAAATCAGTATTCACAGTTGTGATGTTACCAGATATTGTTCCTGGATTTCCGATGCTTACATTTCCAACAGAGAAATTACCAGCAATGGTTCCTATATTCTCAACAACCACTGAATAAGTTTTAGTTGGACTAAATTGAGGGGTGCTCGCCGCATTAACATCGGTAATCTGAATGTTACCTTGATAATTATTATACATTGGAAAACTGCTAGATGGGTTTGTTGTAGCATATGAATTTGTTATTGGTAGACTATATTCATCATGCACACCAGTATTAGTTACAGAGATAACATGATTAGTTACCTGATGCACATTTGCAGTTGAACTAGTATCATATCGCCACTGCTCATATAAAATTGATACACTTCCTGTATAGTCTGCAGGTGGAGTATAAAATACCTCACTATCATTGATCACAGTGACATTGCCAGTTGACACAACATTGCCTAATACTGGAGTAGTATTCGCACTTGATGCAAAGTAACCAAGCTGATCTGTAGGACTAGTTTGTCTGAATCTAGTAGTATACACTTTGCCACCTGAACTAGTATCAACAATTAATGGATCAGCAATTGCGTCGCCACCGATGTCATATACTACAATGCGATTATCTTCATCATATGTTGCTGATGTTCCTAATTGATAGACTGCCTCAATGGTTACCACTACATCCCATGTTCTGCTATCCCCTGATAATAAATCAAGAGTGTATGTTATTGTGTTGCCAGTTGCGTAACCTATTGGATATGTTACATTATGAACTTTTATACTGTCCCATACTCCTTTAGTAATAGGCCCAGTTATTTTATAAACACCTGTGCTAGGATTTGAATATGCTGTGCCTGCTGGTAAACTGTTTGGCCAAACAACTGTTGCTCCAGTTACTCCAACATCAATGGTAAAGGTGCAACTTGCACTTACTGATTGTGCTGATATTACCCCATTGGAACCAGTTGGTGCACCCCAAGTAGCATTTTGAGGAGCTGTTGCAGTTAAATCAGTTGCCGTCGCTAATGTTACTGCCCTTGCCCTGTCATCTGTAAAGGTTATAAAGGTATTACCAAAAGTATTTAATTGTTGTAAACTATTCATCTTTAATCTCCGCACTTGCAATTCCAGCACCATATCTAGTTGATTTCATATAATCACTTAGGCAATCACCAGGTTGTGTCATTGAGTTTGTAACATGGAAACGAACATTTCTTAGACCTGTTACACTTTTTTCTCTGTTATAATTAACTTCTACAACAGCAAATATTAAATCAGTCATCATGTGAGTACTAGTCCACGCCGGTAATCCTGTTAGGTCATACGCATCTGGAACAGTTCCAGAATAAGTTTGTGGAACTACTCCACTATCACTATTGCCATTGTAACAATACACTTTGACTAACCCAGCTATACTGTAATCTCGGTTACCTTCCCTGTCTTGACTGTAAAGAGCTGTTTGTCCGTCTGTGTCAAATATTATTTTTTGGTCTTGCCAATATATGTCATTAAATGTAAAGCTACTCTGACTTAGATCACTAATTAAAGTTCCAGTCTTTTCACATATTGTTAATACATAGGTCATTCGTTGATTTGAATTACTCATTACTGCTTCTGTAATAACACCACCTAATTGAGCACTTCCGTATACTACAGGGACACGGTTTTTTTGATCTGCGTTAACTTGTTCTCTAACACCTCTGTCAATATAAGGCAATGTAGGTAAACCAGTACCACCACTACTGCCACCTGATCTTGCTTGGTCTCGATCATCGGCTTTAGTAATGTTTGACATTTTGTTTAAGGCATAACCACTTAATACAGTTTTTAAAAGTGTGCTACCAATACCGTCACCTGTTACGCTACCAATAACACTTTTACCTACATTAACTATAGTATCTAAGAAACTCACGAGTTGCCCCCAAAATTAAAGTTAGCATTGGCAAGACTGGGTATACGATCAAATGATACATCGCTAGAGTACAATGCTTTTTGTGAGGATGGGTTTGTTTCTCTTCCAGTACTCTTTCTACTTAATAATCCTACAATGCTAGCACAGGTAAACACAATAGTAACAGTTCCAGATTTAGTGCTATTATCAGCTTCATCAGTAATTGAAAAATTATCTATAAGCCCAATAAATCTACCTGCTGGATTACCAGCAATGCTTAATAGGGCACCTGTTGTAGGATTGAATATTCCTCTACTAACGGTAATCTTACTACCTTTTAATTGACTTTCAAACACAGTTGTTATATTACTACTAGGTATTCCCGAAATGCCAATACTGATCTGCTGTGGAGTTATTCTTAAATCGCTTTGTGTATTTGTTATTGATAATAATTGTCCAAGCCCTGTGTAGTCTGTCCCGTCTAAGGTTAAAGTTTTATGATGATCACTAAATGTTATGACCTCAGCTATACCATCAACATCATATGTATTAATTTTAACAAATAACGCATTAGCAATTGAACTATATGTGCTTAGGTCTAATGACATTATGTCAAGTCCTCAACAAACGCAAACTCGCCTGCCCAACCAACTTGGTTCCTAGCAAATATATTCCACTGTGGGAATTGTGTGCAAATTACTGACCACACACAGTTTTCTGCTACATTTAAAGTATCAGCACCTGCGGCATCAATTATTGGACGGTGTAGTGTTACTGTGTTTGTCCCAAAAGCTATATCACTGGTTACTGTATAACAGGATCCACTTGAACCTAACTGTATAACATCACCTGCAAGAAAGTTATATCCACTAGATGCTTGCCCGCCTGTAAGTGTTATGGTATTGCCTGTTGACCAGCTTGCTGTAATTGCTGTTTTGTCTGCGGCATCACCTTGATACTTTATTAACCAATTATGTCCTGGATTGTTTATTTGAATAGTGCCTATAGTATGTCGATCTAATGCTTCAATTTTGCTTATGTCTTGTCTGTAATCTTGCCATCTAGGACCGTCTGGTAATCTAACACTAAAGCGCCAAGGTTGTCCAGTTCTTGCTATTGACCTAATAGTACCATCTCGTGCTGTTGTGCTTGAGACTGTTTTTAATCTATCAATTGAAATTGATTCTGCGTTATCTATTACCCATTGGAATGCTGTTGTCATATTATCTTCTCATTAATGGAGCACTTTTTCTGCCCTGTTCAGTAACTGCATATATGAAGCTAGGGTCTCTGGCAACCATTTGTTTGAAACTCAATGCGTCAACTGCGTTAATATTATATACTACATTAGTACTACCACCACTGATTGGAGTAATTGTTCCTGGGCCTGATATCATCTCAGGACCTCTTTCACCTACAATACCAAACTTACCTGCTGGTAAATTACCACCATTGGCAAAGAAGCCACCAAATATACTACCTAATCCCTTACCTATGCCTGACACTACACTACCAATACCACTACCGACTGATTTAACTATATTGCCTACAGTACCCATAATGCCACCACCACTTGGTGTTGTGTTTGGATTAAAGTCAGGTGTTCTGCCGTTACCTAATATAACACTTCCTACACTTCCTAATATACTACCTAATCCACCACCACCTCCAGAGCCACTGCCCTTGGAACCTTTACCACCACCTCCAAATATATTACCTAAGGCACTCGGAAGACCGCCACCACCTCCTCCACCTACTGGTACTACATAAAGTGGATTGTTACTGCTACCTGTTGGAGTGCTACCGCCACCAAATACATCACCTAGACCAACACCTTTAAATATTTGTGCCATAAGTGTTTGTAGATTAGAACGGAATAGATCTTCAAGCATGCTATCAACAAAGCCTTTCCATTCAAACTTACCAGTTTTGGCAAAGTTTACAATTAAGTCTTCCATTCCAGTGACAGCTTTATTAAAAAAGCGTTCAGCTTTAGCACTAGCGTCAGATGCGGCTTCTATATATTCATTGAATGCCCGTTTCCATCCTGTACTCCATTTTCTGCTGGTGTCAATATCATTTTGTGTAGCTCTTGTTAACGCTCCTACTCCTCTAAATGCTTCTTCATACGCTTTTTTAACTTCCTCAACAGGCACTTGACTTCTCATCATGTTTTGTGCTTTAGCCCAGCTTTCAATCTGACTTTCTGCTGACTCTCTTGCGGCTATAGCTATATCATCATATTTCTTTTCATTAGCTGTCATTGTAAGTCGACGAGTATCATCTTGTATCTTTCTTACTTTTTTAAGGGTTGCTGATTGTTCAGCAAGTTGAAAATTGAGGAAACGAGTATTTTGTATTTCTTGATACTGTGCTTTGTTTTTGTCAATTATTGATTTTGTATTTTTGTTATATTCAAAGCCTAATTCTTTTTCAGCTTCAGCTAGATCTTTTAATCTAGCAACTTTTTCTGGACCTGCATCCAAAGCGTTTGCTTCAGCTTTTGCTTTTGCAAGGTCTCGCATCTGACTAGCATATTTGTCTGTGTGTTCAGCTAATGCCTGAGTGAGTAATACTTGTTCCTCATTCATGCCCAGCATTTTTCTATTCAGATCAAGTGTGTTTAATGTTTCAGCATTGGCAAATTTGTAACTGGCAACCATTTCTTTCGTTGCTAGATTAGATTTTTTGATTGCGGCTAAACTCTTTTCGTCAACCTGGGGAGTCAATGCCTTACCACCAAATATATCACCCCCAGTTTCAACTTCATCTAGAGACTTTTTCAATGCCTCCATTTCTTTATTGGTTCCGGCTATTGCTTCACCACCAAGAGCAAAGTATCCAGCAACAACAGAACCTAATAGTAAAAGGCCCTGAGCAACTTTTATGAATATATTTTTACTCATAATAGAATTAAGTGCTATCATGCTGACAGCCGCTACTCTAATTCCTTTAGCTAGTGATACAAACGCACCACCAATCATAATAACTTTACCGATTGTAGCCGCCGCTAACCAAAGACCAAATGATACTGTTAATATTTTAATGTTTTCAGTTATAAATCTAATTGCTCCACCTAATGCTCCACCTAATACCTTAGCAAAACCATTACCTGAGGCGATAGCAGACTGCATACTTTTTACAGCATCAGTTAATGCTGAAGTTAATCCACCTTCACCAATCTCATTGAGGAAAATTCTAAAATTATCATCTAGATTAGATATGGCTCCACTCAATGTCTTACTTTGTGCTTCAATAGCACCAGCAAACTTAGTTTCACCAATCTCATTTAGTAATGTTATTATTTCCCGTCCGTCATTTGCTATTACCTTAGTAGTGTTCCCCATTATAACTGTTAGTTTGTCACCTTCAGTTTTAACTTTTATACCTAACTGTTTGAGCATTTCAAATTCACCAGTTGTGGCATTGAATACTGCTTGTGCTACCTGATCAAAATTCTTCTTCATACCAGCGGCAATATTACCAATGTTCTTCATGAAGTCTGTAGTAGGTGTTAGTCCAGCGTTCTTAAATGTTATAAATGCTGTAGTAACTTCAGCTAATTGGAAAGTTGTGCCTTTAGTGAAGTCTTTGATTAGTTTAAATGATTTTGCCGCTTTGGTAGCATCACCTTCAATGGTGATCAATACCTGTTTAAGATCTTGGAACTGTCTTATAGTGGTTACTAATTCTCTAGCTACTAAAGCAACAGCTAGTGCCTTAAAGGCCGTGCCTAGTCCACCAATTTTAGCCTTTAACCCACCAATTGCCGAAGAGGCACCTGCGGTATCAACCTTTACTTTATATCTTAGATCAGCCATTGCTATTTTGTCCTGAATATTTTATCTAGTTCTTGTTTAATTACTTTTAATGTTGGTTTAAACATACCTTGAGGTGCTTGTTTACTGTGTCCTTTGTCCAATGGCACTGCATATTTATAATCAGCATGAATAGTGTCACCATTCTCAAGTTTAGTTCTTCTTTTAGCATTACCAGTTAGTTTAGGAGTAACCTTAACCCATGTTGCGTAGGCTTTGTTTACTACCTTACTGAGTTGTCTTGCTTTGCGTTCAACGCTAGGTGTAATCCTGTCATAAAGAACTCTTACTGTTATCATTTTTTTAACTTGTCCACATTAGCTAACATCTCTGCCATTTCTGATTGTGACATTTTAGGTGCTGGAGGTGGTAATCCTTTACTTTTAGCCTCTTGAATCGCTTGCTGTCTATTTTCGTATTCCTGACCTAGTTCAGCAAGTATGATATCAATGCTATCACCTTCTTGTAGTAGCTTGCTTGGTAACACACCATAACGCCTAGCTACCCAATCAATGGTAGCCAACATATTTAATTCGGGGTCTTTGTCTCTAATTCTGTACTCACTAACTTTCCCAATTCTTCTACCACTTTTGCCACTACCTTCATCATGATATCTGTTGGTAGTACTACATCACCTTTACAAATCTGAGCACCTTTTTCATCACGGATTAAGTCACTGACTATTTCAGCCGCTGATGCAAAGTCGTCAGGCTGGATTGTTGCCATTTTAGCAAATGTTTGAATATCTTGTCTGTCGTAGACATAGAAAGTTAATGATTCACCATATTTCTTTTGAATGGCTTCGTCAGTAATTTCAATTTTAAGTAGTTGGGGTTTTGATGCTAGTTGTTCAAGTTTCATTTAATCTTCCTCTCTGTTAATCATTGTGTTTAATACTGCTATCTGGAATGCTAATCTGTTTCGTGCTTTATCTAGATCTTTACGAGCACAGTTAACTTCATTAAGGCACTTAGCTGTTTCTGCTAACATGCTTTGTAATAATTCTTTATTGCTTTTATTTTCTAAGACATCCATTGATCTTGTTTCCTTGTATCTATATTTATAATAAATTAAAAGGGCATAAACTGCCCTTTTAATATTAACTCTACTTCTTAAGCTGTTGTTGCTGTGTAATCACCGTCTACAGTAAGTGTAATTGGTGTTACCCATACTGGCGAGTCAGCTGATACTGTTGGTGCTAGACCTGTAACATATGCTTCGCCTGTTATTGTAGGTCCGTTGGTACCGTCATCTTCGTCACCCATGTAAAGACTGAAATCTACTTTTACTTTGTCTTTACTTAGGCCAAACACGCCGTACTCTGCCGCTGTTGATGATGCCGCACCTGCCGCAGTTGCCGTCGCATAGTCTGTTCCAAAGAATTTGGCTTGATCTACTACCAAATTCATTGCTAGACTGTTTGTTGATGTTGTTGCTATTTGTTGCTTACTACCATTGTCAAGTGTTGTCCAGGAAAATACATCATTTGCATTGTTCAATGTAATGTCCTGAAGACTAGGTAATGGTAGGCTGTTTGTGTCCCCTGAGTTAGCATTCACTGACAATGTCAATGTTGCCTGGGCAGAAGCCACCCCTGGTGCTGGATATATATAAGCCATTTGTTTATTTCCTCATTATTGTTAAATCAACTTCGTAAAGTTGAATGTAAACTCTGTTACTAAGTTATCACTTTCAAAGCTGGTAGCAACTTCAGTACTGCGTTGCCGCCATCCTGTTGTTGTATCTAAGGCTTTCGCCGCTTTTACTGTGGTAACCATAGTATCATAGTTCGTTGGTAAGTTTTTTGCGTCTGTTGATACATAAACAACCATTGTGGTAGTTTCATTTACAATACCACGGTTGTCTAATGTGTCAATCAAGGGTTCTTGGACTGTCTGTGGGCGATCCACATATATCTTTTTCATATTCTTGAGGTATAATGGTTGCCCACTAGCGTCCCAAGGTAATTCCTCACTGACACCAAAGCCTGTTACCAGGTTTGCATTCAAGTAAGTTAAGATATCGCTTCTCATCGCACTCTCCTAAGATTAACATAGCCAGGCACTTTTTCTGTAGATTCTACAGACAAGTCCCCATCATAGTCATACCAATCACCAGCAGTTATTAATTCACCTAATAGTTCATTAAATTTCTGTTGGTAATGGCCAATCTTTGCTCGCTCTGCATTGTTCTCATCACTAAAGTCAGCAACCTTAGGCATTATGTAGTAATAAAAGCAATGAAATACACATAAGTCTGTGAAATCATTCTGTCTACTTAATATCTTGGTAGCATTTAGTTCTGGAATGTCAGCTACTGAACTGATAGACGCACTTGACTGTTTTAAGTAGTAAGCACGCCACCAATTTGTTGAGCGTAGTTGGGAAAGAATGCGTTCAGTAGATCTAATTAATAGATCTTCCACTACATCCACTGTCAAGCCTTCATTCGCCTCAAACACACGCTGATCTCTATCTACTACATCGTCATATGTAGCAAAAGATAAAACGGTAGTTCCTGATGTTATGAAAGCCATCTTCCTAATCCCCTATTAATCAGTTGCAGAACCTACTAATTTAACAGCATGAGTAGCCTGTATAGTTGAAGCACCTGCTGTTGCTGTTACTACTAAGTCAGTAGCACGAGCTGAAGCTTGTCTTTGTTCTTCAACTTTAATACCGCCACGCATAGAATGACCAAATGCTGATGGAGCAAATACTGCACCAACTGCGTTTAGTTCAGAGTCTGTGTCAGTGTCTAAGTCTTGTTTAACAAGAGCTGATTCATAGATAGCACAACCTGCTAGTGAACCAATATAGTAACCGCGTAAGATTGAGCTACCAATTTCTGATGCTGTGATATTTGCACCACCAGTTGTTGCTAATTCTTTCTTAAGTTGTAGAGCTTGTCTTGGCGATACAATAGCCGCTAAAGGACCTGAGACTTTGTTACCTCGTAATGTAGCAACTGCGTCAAAGATGTTGTCAACTGTGATAGCTGAATCTTCAGTGCCAACTGATTGTGCTAATGCGTTGAATAATGCGAATACTTGTGTATCCATTGATTCTGCAATAGCTCGACCTGATTGGTCACCTAATTGTGTTAACACATTGTTATATGCTGAATCTCTTAGCATATCTGTGATTTGATGATAAACAACATGCTCAGTTAGTGTAATACTAGCTGATGTTGTGTTAGTTGTTTTTACTGTTGCCACCTCTTCATCTGTGAGGTTTTGTGCTGTAATTCCTGCCCATACTGGAACTTGAACTACTTTACCTGCATTAGCAGGCATGTCAAACACTGAAACAACTTGTCTTGCAATACTTGATTCGTAAGCCGCAAATTGTGCCGCCGCTACGAGGTTAGCATACAACTCATTGTTAATGTCTGTTGTTGATACTGATGGAAAAGCCATTTTAAATAACTCCTAGTTATAATTTAATTAAATTATACATTACCCTTAGCCTTAGCCTCGGAGTATAATCGTCTATGTTCTGGATTAGTCATGTCTAACTTAGAGATATCAAATTTAGTATTAGTGTTTCCATTAACACTTGATTTAGTATTGGATGTTGATGGTGTAGGGTTTACAAAGTGTGGGTTTTCTTTTAGAAAACTGTCCACTAACTGTTCTACATCGACTGCTAGGCC